AAAACCAAGAACACCTAAAACAACGCCTATTAAAACCAAAGTAAAAATATTTGTTAAGACCCCTAACCCTACAACAGAAGCGCCCACAGCAGCCCATGTTGAAGGTTCAGAAACCCTAGATTTTACCCACTCAACCGCTTTAGTCATTTTATCCTCCTTAACAACACTCAAAAGAACCGCCACGTTCAGCTTCACCCATTCCTCTGGACTTGCCTTTCATAATGTCCCCTTTTTCTATAGAAGGGGTTGCTACTTCTTCAGGAGGGTTGTATGGAACAAAACCTTGGTCTTTAACAACCATACCTTTTCTAGCTACACCATTAGATTTATTTTTTTCAGACATAACAAACTCCTATTGTTGTCTTTGTTTTAAAATTTCTCGTTCTCTAGCCGCATCTATCCTAGCTTGAACCATTTCTTCATTAGATTTAATACGTTCTGCACCCAAAACAGCGTTAGTTTGAGCCTTCTCTTTTTCAAGAGCAAGACGTTGTTCGTCTATCATAGACTCATTCTGGTCTCTTTGGGCTCTAATTTCAAGATCTTTCGCTTTCAAAGCAATTAATGGGTCTTCTTGACCACCTCCGCTAATCTGGGTGCTAGCAGCTTTAACTTCTTGCATACCTTGAGCAATAAGTTCAGCAACCCTGGCTTCTATTTGGATTAATTCTTCTTGAGTAGGTTCTTGAGTAGGGTTCTGTTGAGCAATTTCTGCGGCTACTTGCTCTTTAGCTTTTATAGAAACGTGCTCCATAACATGTTTTTGTAGAGACATCATCACATTAGGCATCTGTAAAACCATACCCGAAGAGCCAAAAATAAGGTGCGACATTATATGAGCGTCATGGTTTTGACCTTCAAAAGCAACCAAAGGCAAATTTTCCAAAGACTCCGAGTTTTCTATAGCAGGATCTTTTGGAATAGGCTCTCCTTCCTCCATAGGTTTAAGTATAGCGTCAATATCTCTCACACCAATGGCCTTGTACATTCTGCGAAAAGCTTCGTGTAAATTATGTAGTTCAGGAGCGGACTGAGCTAGTTGCAGTTCAGTTTGCGCCATAGTAATTCTTTGAGACATTGAAAAGATATTCGGGTCAGATACAGGTATAACATCAACCCTGCCGTCAAAGTCTTCAGCTTTTACAGTTCTTTCTGCTCCCACTACTTCGTAAGGGTACTCTGGCGGGAGATACTCTCCAAAAACTCTGGCTAATAATATAAACTCGTCTTTTTGAGCATAATGCAAACGCTTGTGTATGGCAGACATGACTTTAGCGCCTTGCTCCAAAAGAGCTATGGTCGTGCCCACCGCGGCTTGTTGATTACCGTCACCAACTTGTATATCAGCTACCGCGGCAAAACGTTTCCCAGCATCTACGCAAAAACCCATTAGTTGAAACAAAGTGCTGTCTGCTCCCTTGTAAGGAAGCAGCATTAAAGAATCTCTTATAGCCCCACCCGGAGCATCTACATCCCTAAACTCACCGGGAGACAGAGGATCATCATCGTTTCTAATGCGTAAACCTCTAGCCTTAAACCCAGCAGGTAAGTTAGCTAACGTACCCGCATCTATCAGCTGACGAAGAGCAGCTGTAGCAGTTCTACTCAAACCGCCTATCATATGTATTAAACCAAGGCCATAAAAACCAAAACCGGGTAAAAACTTAAAGTGAACAAAATACTGGGTTTTAACTTTTTCTTTATCATCAGGGCTCCAGTTTCTTCTAATACTAAGAACAGTACCCGTGTCTTCTGCTAAAGTAACTACATAAGGAAGTTTAATGCCTGTAGGTTCTCCGTCAGATTCATCTTCAAAGCCCTCTATATCAAGATTAACGTGACATTCTAAAAGAGATATATCCGTATCTAAATAAGTAGCCGATACCCCTGAGATGTCATCCATTTCATTTTGAACTTCAGAGGGTTCTTGCGGTGACGGGGTTACAGTTATGTCCCTATAAAAACCAGCTACTTGTTTTTTTCTAAGCTCGTTCTCAGTAGTTTGTATAACATGAATTACGTTTTCCGCAGTCTCTAAATCAGTGGCTGTGTAAGGTACTATAAGATTTTCAGCTGGAACAAACTTACTTACAGCCCTGCCTAAAAACTCATCGTAATACACTTTTTTAAAAGTAGACCCTGCTAAAGGAAGATAAAAAAGCATTTGGTCAAACTCAGGTGTGTATTCTTTCATAACACAAGTAACCTGATAGTTCATAAAATGCCTTACCCGTTGTGCTTGATCTTCAATCTCAGGGGTGGATTTTCCTATTATTTCAGTTCGTACAGGACCGCCAGCAGGTAGTAACTCAGAAAAAGCTTGTGCTTGAAACTGCGTAACAGACTCAGCTAATAATGGATGTGTAACACCTGTGGCACCCCGAAAAGGTTCCGCTCTTTCCTCATATTTAAAACCAAGCAAAGAAAGACCTTTACTGTAGGCATCTTCCCAGTCTTTTCGGCTCGACTTGTTATTCTCATAGTCTCCTAGTAACTCAGAAGATATTCTGGACAATTCGTTGTCATCAACAACTTCGGCTATGTTAGAGTAAAAATCACCGTCATCTAATCTTTCGGCTTTAGGATCAAACTCTATTACAACACCGCCGTCTTCCTCCATAGTAATAACTTCAGGGCCTTCTTCGACCACGGCTTCTTCCTGAACTTCTATAGCCGCGCCATCACCTTCTTCAACATCAACAAGAGGAAGGTTATTCCTTCTGTCTATTAAGGAACCTGTTCCGAAATTACTTGGCAGTAAAGGACTGTCCGCCATTAACCAAAAATCCTGCGTTGCATATTTGGAGACAAAGCATTAGCCAGAGTTCGTCTAACACCGCTACTTGGAGAATGGTCCACGGGACCTCCTCCTGCATAACCTCGCATACGTTTCATGCGCTCGAACATTGTCTCTCCGGCTTCTCTTACAGACATGCTTCCTCTTGGAGCAAGTTCACCTGCCATAGTACCACGGCCAACGTACCCACCTCCTGCAAATCCAGCAGGCATTAAGTCTCCCGCTCCGGGAACCTCTTCAGATGTAAAATTTATTCTTTCATCTGGAGAAATATGAACACCTGGTTTTAGATTTCCCTCCGAATCAACATGTTGTTCTAATGCTGTGATTGTTTGGCCTTGCGGATAAAATCGATTACGAAAACTTCCTGTGTTATACTTCAAGGCTCCAGGGGA